GGGAATTACCGGAGAGCGTTCAGGTATGTGGCGAGAAATGGCACGGATTATTGGCGAGGTTAGACCTAGATACGTTTTTGTGGAAAACAGTCCAATGCTCACTATTCGAGGACTTGGAACTGTCCTTGCAGACTTGGCCTCAATGGGGTTTGATGCAAAATGGGGAGTGTTGGGCGCAGATGACATTGGGGCTTGTCACCATCGAAAAAGGATTTGGATATTGGCCTACACCAACGGCAACGGATTGGAAAGCGACGGGCAAATTAGAAACATTAAAAAGGCAAGGGGACAAAAACGAAGCGGGACATCAAAATCGTCCTCAATATCATTACGCCCGCAAATACAACATGAAAATGCCGTTGGCAGCGCAAGAGATATTGATGATGTGGCCGCTCGGGTGGACAGACTTAAAGCCATTGGAAATGGACAAGTTCCATCAGTGGCAGCAACAGCATGGGAGCTGCTTAGATAATGCTTCGTGACTACCAACAGCGCACGATAGACCAGTTATACGCTTGGTTTAACAAGACCCCAACTGGTAACCCGTGCCTGGTCCTCCCAACTGGGTCGGGGAAGAGCCACATTGTTGCGGCGCTGTGTAAGGACGCGCTGCAATCTTGGCCAAAAACAAAAATTCTTATGTTGACGCACGTTAAGGAATTGATTGTTCAGAATGCCGAGAAAATGAGACTCCATTGGAAGGGAGCGCCTTTGGGCATTTATAGCGCAGGGATTGGTAAGCGTCAATTAGGTGAGCCAATTACCTTTGCCGGCATTCAATCGGTTAGGACTAAGGCAGAACAACTTGGCCACGTTGACTTAGTAATTGTGGACGAGTGTCACCTAGTGAGCCACAAGGACGAGGGCGGATATCGAACCCTTTTAAACGACCTACAAACGATTAATCCCAGTCTTAGGGTGGTAGGGCTGACTGCCACGCCATACCGCCTTGGGCACGGTTTAATCACGGATAAGCCAGCATTGTTTGATGCATTGATTGAACCAATTAGCATTGAGGAATTGGTTTATAAAAAATATTTGGCGACGTTGCGCAGTAAAGTGACGTCCGAGCGCTTTGACGTAAGTGCCGTACACAAGCGTGGTGGCGAGTATATCGAGGCTGAGTTGCAAGCCGCGGTAGATAACCAAGACAAGAATATTGCGGTTGTGCGTGAAGTCATCAAACTTGCCGCTGACCGCAAAGCTTGGCTATTCTTTTGCGCTGGTGTCAAACACGCGCAGCACGTCTGCCAAGAGCTAATTGACCAGGGCGTTTCTGCCGCCTGTGTGACAGGCGATACCCCCAAGGCTGAGCGTGACCGGATGCTGACCGAGTTTAAGGCCGGACGCATCCGTGCGCTGACCAATGCCAATGTGTTGACTACAGGTTTTGATTACCCAGACATTGACTTGATTGCCATGCTACGACCGACCATGAGTGCGTCGCTCTATGTGCAGATGGCAGGGCGTGGGATGCGCCCCAAGAGTCACACCGATCATTGTTTAGTGCTTGACTTTGCGGGAGTGGTTGAGATGCACGGTCCAATCACCAACGTGCAACCACCCAAGAAGGGTGGGTCTGGCGAGGGTGAGGCACCGGTAAAAGTGTGTGATGAATGCCATGAGATTGTGCATATCTCTGCTAAGGTTTGCCCGAACTGTGGCCATGAATTTCCGCCAACGGCAGAAAAGAAACTGGTGCTACGCCAGGACGACATCATGGGGCTGGAGGGCATGGACATGCTTGTGACCGATTGGCATTGGCGCAAGCACATCAGCCGTGCTAGTGGCAACGAAATGATTGCGTTGACTTATTATGGTGGCTTAACTGACCCACCGATCACAGAGTACCTACCGGTGCTTAATCAGGGCTTTGCGGGTAACAAAGCCATTCAATTGTTGCATGACATTGCACGTCAATCTGGGGCAGTACTGTCTGGTATTGATCAGGCGGTAGTGCCGTTGACATATTTAGTTGCACAGATGAATGAATCGGATCCACCTAAGTTAATTTCTTACAAGCGTGATGGCAAATTCTACAAGGTGGTGAAACGAATATGGTGACTTCAGAACACCTAGAACAAGCCCGCCTTGTCATGTGGTTTCGCCGCACATATCCGGATACATTAATCTTTGCCATTCCTAACGGTGGGATGCGCTCCAAGTCGCAGGCTATGAAGCTGAAGGTCGAGGGCGTCGTGCCTGGCATTCCTGACTTGTTCGTGCCCGAGTGGAAACTGTGGATTGAGATGAAAAAGGTCAAGGGGGGCAAGATATCGCTTGAGCAACAAGCTATGATTGATTACTTACAAAGTGTTGGATATTCTGTTATTGTGGGACTTGGTGCTGAGGATGCCAAAGCACAAATATTGGAGAACCGCAATGAATGAACCGAAAGACCACTTTGTAACAATCAGGATGCCGATTGAATTGTTTAAAGTAATCAAGGAGCAAGCCGACAAACAGACACGCTCAATAAGCCGGCAGATCATTCACCTAGTTAAAGTTGCGCTGGAAGCGAAAACTCTATGAGCTACCTCGTCTCATCGTTGCCCCCATTAAAATGCTTTGTGCGCCGAGAGTTTCTGTATAACTTTGAGGAGCGCGTCACATGACCAAACCCGAAAACTGCGGTTCAGGGTTTTGTAGTTGCATCGAATGCCTATACCCAGAGCCCGTCGCTTGGCGCAAGAAAGTCAGCGGCGTTTGGCATTACTTTGACGAATCAACCCCTTTCCCTTTCGACGATTGTGAGCCACTATATGAAAAACCTTGAAACACTCGCAGACATTGTGCGTGAGCAACAGGCGCGCGACTACGCCCAAGGGTACGCACACCCCATTAAAGGCGTAGACGCCATCCTAGAGGAGCGCGGCCGCCGCTACGGTCTATTTAAAGACCTAGCTGCTATGTCGCAGACAATAAAAGATATGATGAAACAAGAAGAAGGCTGGGCAAGACTCGCCCCCGATCAAAAGGAAGCGCTTGAGGTAATTGCTCAGAAGATTGCCCGCATCTTGAATGGCGACCCCGACTACGCCGATTCGTGGATCGACATTGCGGGCTATGCTAAATTGGTCGCAGACAGACTAGAGGGGGTTATCAGATGAACCTTAATGAAATTTGTAGGTGCGAGCACATAACCCTGTGCAATTTATATGACCAATGTGTCAAGGAGAACGAAATGAAATTACCATGCCCACTGACAGACGATCCTAAATTCGTCTACGTTCCATCCGCCTCAACTGATGTCCAGAAGACATGGCGTAAATTTGGATGGAAACCGTTAGAAGAATTACGCCAGCATTGAGTTAGCCTTAACTTTTACCGCAGCAACCCGATTTAGCCATCCCTTGCCAAACGTCTCAAAGGTATTCAGGCTGCGGTAGAAGTCCTCTTTAGCTTGGCTGAACTTTTCAACCAGCTCGGCTTCAGGAATGGCTTTGACCGCGGCTAGGGTCACGGGGCCGATCCCACCGTCAGGCGTTACACCCACGGCAGTTTGTAGAATTTTAGCGCTGCGCCCAACACCAGCGTTGACAGCAAAGTCAAACACCAAGTAATCAATGCCAGACGGCAGCTCGTCGCACTTACAGGCGTCCCAGAACTTGCGCTTGTAGAGCGGTTCGACCATCTCAGAGGTCAGGCTACGCATCTCTTTCTCGTTGGACTCACGCCCAACCCATTCTTCCCAAACCCGCTTGGTCACGCCAAGATTGGTCATTCCACCTGGGTCGCTTGGGTGGTTAACATAGCCACCTTCCGAGGCGAGCATCATCTTAAAAGCATTGTCCCAATTACTTTGCATTTTCAATTTCCTTTGCTTTATATTTCATTTCTGCTATTTTTTCCAGCCCTCGTGATCCAAAATAAAAACCGAAAGCTAGTTGGCCCCACTGACCTAGCAACATTGTGTACGATTCGTTTGTGTCCATGTCGAATGTACTCATAAGCGCAAACATAATATAAGCTAAAAACAACGCACACAAACTTAACGGACGGATGTTCTTGGACAGCCACGAATCCGATGCCATATCAGCCACATGGCGCTTAGTTAGCTCTTGCTGTTCCTGTATGTCAGCCTGAATCTTTTGCAGTTCACCGTTCTGCTGCATCTCTAACAGCTTGAGCTTGGCTTGATCTGCTTGTGCGGGATCGGGCCAAATCTTGTCAATGATCTTGCCGCCAATGTTAAATATTTCCATAAGTGGAATCATAATGTCAGCCCCTTAAACCATTCGACAAATTGCGCCCAT